ATGAATGATGTCCCCGGCAGCCTTTTTGTTCCTAGCCACATTTAGTAGCTCCTGAACAGTTATGGGCGAATACTGCAATTTCCATCTGTCAACCAAGGCAATCTTCTGTTTCTTGGTTTTACAGAGTAGAGCAGCCCTGACTTCTCCCTGAAGCCAAACCCTACTCGCCCTTAATTGCTCTTTAGTGGATAGGTTCGTATTGCTCAAGCTGGCTACGCACCTTCTCCAACTCCTCTTGGGCAACCAACATCAGTCGAGCAGACTCGGTATGCACACGCATAAGCTCATGGAACAACTCAGCATGGCTCATGGCATACACACGCTCCATGTAAGCCTTCTTCATGTCTTCAGCAGCCATAGGCATCATGGCGTTATGACCGTTTACTAAGCCGTTCTCCATACTCTCACTCCTTCCTTCTCGCATCTAGCGATGAATTTACGTTCTAACTTCTTGCCAGTCCGGTAGTTGTTGTTACACACCACTTGTAACTTCCCACCGTCAACAAAGAAACTGTCCCCAACCTCCATCACCTTGTACGGATACCGCCGCTTGTCAGGTGGCACAGGCACATCTTTACTTACTTCCATGCTAATCATTTGCATCCCCCTATCCATGTTGGGCAGTATAGACAAAAAAAAGGGTCACCACAAGAGCGACCCTAAACCCATAACCCGACTTCTATGAAGTGGAAAAGGAAATACCGGCAACTGCAAAGCAACCGGCAATCTGACTATACAGGAAAACACATATTTTTTTTGGTGGAGGAAGCGAATGGGGCACGCACCAAACCATACCCAAACCCAATCGATGACCGCGTGGTGACGTGGCAAGCAATGACAACACAACCAGCCCAAAGTCCCTACCAATGCCATGCAATGCCATGATGTAGAGCTTAGAGTTAGTGTGTAGCGTGACGGTAGACAATCCCCTTTTATATATCTCTAGAGGGGAGATAGTAGTTATCTTTTATAACTTCCCGTTTTCCTACACAATGCCATTATGTAGATACTTTATTATGTTAATACTATTCACTACCTATTATGATACTAATATATATATATAATAATATGTAGATACCATATTATGTAGATACCATAATATGTAGATAATGTAGTTACATAATAACATAATTACATTCATAACATAATGTTAACATAATATATATTAATGTGGATAACTCTGTGGATAAGTGAATTAAGGGTAAATACTTAGATAGTAAATTATCTATATATATCAATAACTTACATAGTTACATTATTATGTTAATGATAACTGGCATGATTCTATTATGCTATATATATGTAAGGGTAGATAATCTATCTCTACATTCCTAATCATTTCCTAACTAGGGGCATATCATGCAAAAAACTGACATTGCACAAATAATCACCGATTCCATTGTTAAGCAATTAGAGCAAGGGGTAGCGCCATGGGTCAAGCCATGGGCATCTAAGCCCTCTGAGGGCGCTCCACACAATCCCTCAAGCGGTACTCAGTATCGCGGTATCAACTTTATTTGGCTGAGTCTCTTACAGTCCTCTGGTGACTTTGGCACGTCATCACAATGGATGACCTATAAGCAAGCTCAGAACATGGGCGCTCAAGTCTCTAGCCGTGCAAAGGGTAAGGGCGTGCAAGTAGTGTTTTATAAGCCCTTAGAGATTACCGGCGCTCTTAACCCCTCTACCGGTAAGCATGACTCTAAAGTCATCCCCATGCTTAAGACTTACACGGTTTTCAATACTGACTTTATCGACGGTTTACCAGTCAATGAGGTAGAGATTACCGAGGAAAAAACAGAGTTTCAAACCCTTGCTGAGTGCGAGCAATTCATAGCCGGTAGCCATGCGGTCATCAAGCATGGCGGTGACCGTGCGTTTTATATGCCCTCTAATGACTTTATACAGTTGCCTAACCGTGATGACTTTAAAACACCGGCTGACTATTACGCTACCGCATTGCATGAGCTATCGCATTGGACTGGTCACACGTCACGCATTGACCGTGATTTCAGCAAGTCTAAGCGCTTTGGTGATAGTGCCTACGCCTTTGAGGAATTAGTAGCTGAAATGGGCGCGGCTATGCTTTGCGCTCATTGCAAAGTAGACGGTCAGTTGCAACACGCGAGCTACATTGCATCATGGCTTAAAGTCTTAAAGCAAGATTCTCGCGCCATTCTCAAAGCAAGTGCGGAAGCTCAGAAAATTCTCGATTACCTAGTCAAAGTGGATGAGGTACGCGAAGCTGAAAATGAAGCCCTACCCCTTGCCGCATAAAAATCTAGCCTCTAAGCCCTCATTACGGGGGTTTACGGGGTATGTTTTTAGCGTACCAATTCCTAACCATTACCAAAGGGGTATATATGTCGATTCTTTTAATGTCACCAAAATTGCAAGAATTTTGTGAAAAACACAATTTGTATGAGTACGGCGTTACTCACGTTATCACCATGCCCGACGGGTTTAAATTTACCACGCAAGATAGTGAACTAGCCGAGTCTTTCCGGCGCGGTAGCGATACTTTGGCATTTGTTGACACCATTGTCGAATTGGGAGAGTAACCCATGCTTGACCCATACAACGTCATAAGACACCAGTTGCATAGTATTAGAGTAGTAATACGTCATCACTATGCAAAGCGCCATGTATACGGTAATGCACCGGCGCGAGAGTGGATAAACGAGCTACGCCGTATCCGCGCAAGTAGCGCCTTTTTTGAATCAATCAACCTAAGGGGTAAACCATGCACAAAATAGACCACGCCGCCATTCTTTTCGCCTACCTATCGCGCCTAACTATGGGCGATATAGAGCATATTCAAAATCAAAATCTTGCATGGTCGCAAGCATCATTAAACGGCAACAACGCCGCGCAAGCTGCCACACGCGCCGGTATGTACGCCGCCGTAGCTAACGCCGTAAACAACTTGATAGAGCATGACGTTGAATTGATAGAGAAAACCCTTAAAGGGTTTAAACCCAATATCTAAGCGCCTAGCGTGTAGCGCCTACCAAATGGGCGCTATGCGGTACGCACTCGCCTACCATTTCCTAACTATCGGAGTAACCCAAATGAAAACTTTTCAAATATTTAAGAATGTCTCTTATGAGTATTTTGTCGAAGCTGAAACTTTGGAAGATGCACAAACAAAAATCATAGAGGAAAACCCAGAACATGAGAGCGAAGAGCTAATTGAATGGGTATACGCTGATGAGCATGACGGCGTAAATTGGACATACGAACCAGTCACCCAGTCTTAAACCCTATAAACCCCCACGCGCCTACGGGCGCATAACCGGAGATAAACCCATGTCCACAATCACAATCACTCTAAAAACCAATGATGCGTTTTACCGTGTAGGTCCTGACGGTTTTTGCCATGAGCTACCCGATATATTGGAATCATTAGCCCAATATATAAAAGATGAAAACGCTTTCCCTGATGAAATAAACGACTCTAACGGTTGCACCGTTGGCAGCATTATTGAAACCGCATAGGAGAAAACACCATGCAAAGCCGATACATTTTTGATAAGGTCAATCAAGATATAACCGCCGCCATAACGCGACAAGTAGACCGCGATTCCCCCACACGCGCATACACGCCGACTAATGACGATTTGGTTTGCGCCATAATCTTTGTAGTGTCAGTAGCCCTGTTAATCTTTTTTATAAGGTAACCAATGCTGAAACCCGTACTAGAGAAAATTCCCCCCACGCGCACCCCTACGCGCCCCACGCGCCTACTCGCGCAAGGGTTTGACTATGTACCCGCATCACGCACCGACATCACCCAAACTTGGCGGCGTTTTGGCTGGACTCCAACGGTGAAACCCAATGACCCTAGCTGATGCCCATAAGCTGCTAGACCGTGTACGCGAGGGGCATAACGCCCCCGTGTATCTAATAACCCTTGCATTAATTATGACTGGAGACATACGTCATGCGTGACCAAACTGATTGTCATTACCCCCATACGCGCCTATGTCTACAAGACTGTGAAGATGGTTGTCGCGCCCGTAAGACTGTATGGCGTAAGCGCACCATAAAAGAGTTACAAGACCAAGAGCTAGAAGATGAAGAGTTTAGGAAGATTCCCCAATATGACTATGAATGTAAACACCTTGGGGTATGCAACGACAGACCAACCCATTGCCTAGATTGCCCGTCAAATAATGCCTGAGATACTCTTCATTGTGTTTATTGCAATTTGTATCTTTTTGGTACTTGTTGACAAATAAAAATAAACTGTGATAGAGTTCTTTTCGTTGTCGTAGTAGTCAACACCAAATGAAGCCATTTACTCATGCCTTGCCCCGACATACTGGGGACTACTACCAAGGCAGCAGTAAGTGGCTTTTTTGTTGTCTATTCGCATCCGCACTCCACGCGAGAGCAGAGCGCCTACATGGGCGGCTTGGAAGAAAACATAGGGCAGCGCATCACCCCGTTGATAACCCTAGAGAACTGTGTGCGAGGTATCTCAGAAGATATGGGGACATGGTGAGACAAGACCCATATCGAATGAATCGCATCCCTATGGGGAAGCTAGTGCATACGCATGGGCTTGGGGGAGAGCTTCTCACCCTTGGGGAAACTATTGTCTAAATGAAAGGAATATATGACACAAGATGAAATCATTGAATTGGCTATACAAGGTCATGCAAGCACCCGTGATGCTATTCGCTGGGCTATGAATCAAGAGCGTGAGGCGTGTGCATTGATTGCAGATAAAGAAGTAGATTTCTGGTTAAAAACAAATGCTGAAAAAGAAGATTATTTAGAACAAGCATTATTTATTGCTAAAGAAATCAGAGCAAGGGGAAACTATCAGAAAGGACAAACCGATTAATAAATACAATGACTAATCATCATAAGCGTGATACATTACTTACTCATTCCTAACTATCCGAAAGGGGAAACATGAAACCATTAATCTGTGCTGACTGCAAGTGGCACATTCCATCCAAGCAAAGTAGCAGCGTAGCCAACTACGACCGTTGCAAAGCTAGTGAATCAATCAACCTAGTAACTGGTGAAGCAACTTACAAATACTGTGAGTCAATGCGTATGACCACTAGCGCCTGTGACTTAGACGGCAAGCTGTTCGAGTTAAACCAAGCCGAGGAGACACCTGATGGCAACTAAGCTACAAGACTCTCTTGTTAGAAAGATACAAGAGAACAGAGAACTAAAAGACACCATCAAAGACTTACACACCCAAGCAGAGAAAGACAAAGCCTTTTTGAGAGAGGTGCAAGACGAATCCAACAACCTAGAACTAGCCTTAAAGAAGTGCATCCACTCTAAGGCAGAGCTGAATGACAAGATTGAGCAGTTGACTGATGACCTTGAGAAGTACACAGAGCTGTACGCAAGAGCAACCCTTGTTGTAACCGCATTGGGTGAAGCAGTTTATTTCCTAACTAAGGAGAGTCAACATGGCAAGAACTAAGAAAACTCCTGTGGTAGAGCAAACCACAGACAAAAAGGAAAAACTAGAAAAAGAAGTTGACAGACTTAAAAATTTACTCTCTGCGGCTTTTGACATTATGCAAAAACGAGATGACGAGCTTGATAGTAAATTGTTACAAATAGACGAGTTAGAAAAGGAAAAACGCATAGCTATGCTTGAAGTAGCTGAGAAAACAACACACATTGATTTTCTTGTTGGCAAGTGGATGAAAGAATCTATGAGGAAAAAATATGGCAAACGATAGAAACGATTTCGCACCAGAGATACGCAACTCCGCATGGTGGTCAGGCGATAGCCGTATGGCTGCCAATGGACGCGGTAATGATGCAGTCCTTGAGAAGCTAGGGGTTAAGGATAGACCCGACTTGTCAGAGGTTGAAGCAGTCCAAATGGGTCATGTGATGCAGCCCATTATTGGACAACTAGCAAGTGCCAAACTAGGCATGGAATTGAAGGAAGCAGACTATGCGCTCACTCACCCGAAAGAAACATGGATGCGTAGCCATTTCGACTTCATCTCGGCTGACGGGCAAACGCTTGTGGAAGTCAAAAACTACAACGCTGCTGTACGAAACAAGTTCGATAGTGAAGCCAACATCATCCCTGCGGCTGATATGGCGCAACTCATCCATGAAGCGGCAGTCCACAATATCCAAGACATTGTGCTGGCTGTTTTATTTGGGGGACAAAACTTTGAAGTGTTTAAGTTCACCATTGAAGAAGCGCAGAAAGAGCAGCTCGTCAAGGATATGGCGCGGTACTGGGGACACGTTGCGTCTAAGCAGTACCCTGAACCTGAGACTACCGAGCAAGCGAAGCTAATCTATTCTGTCTCCGCACCCACAAGCATTACCGCGCCACAGTCCCTAGAGCAGATGTGCCAAGCCTTGAACTACACCAAGGAACAGCTCAAGAAGTGGGAAGACGAGGAAGAGAAGCTCAAGGTGGAAATACAGAAATTTATGGGGGTCAACAGCGAATTGGTAACCCTAGACGGGCGAGTTCTGGTCACTTGGAAATCAGCCAAGCCAAGCCTGAGTTTTGATAAGAAACTCTTTGAGCAGTCCATGCCAGATGTCTACAAGTCCTATGTGCGTGAGGTAGCTGGTAGCCGTAGATTCTTAGTGAAAGGGTAATCATGCTGCTATTCAAAACAAAACGATTAGAACGCCTAGAGCGTGAAGTTGTCATGCTAGAAGACTTGTTTGCTCAAGCTCTACAACGCATATCCAATCTAGAAGAGGCTCGGTGGGGTCTGAAGGTTGACGGTACTCCTAGAGCCAAGCCCGGCAGGAAGGTCAAAGATGAACGCATTTCCTAGCCCCCGTGACCCTAAGACCGGCTCTGATGACAAGGGCATGAGTCTTAGAGATTACTTTGCTGCCAAGGCTATGCAGTCCCTCATCATTCGAGATGGGGAACACGTTGACTTCCTTGAAGTAATCACAGCAACCGCCTATCAATATGCTGACGATATGTTGAGAGAGAGGGACTTGTGACCACGCAAGATGTCGCTATATATGTGATGGCTGCATCAACAGTCATAGAAACATTCCTAACTATTTTGGAGAAATTTACATGAGTAATATCGTTGCAGTTCAAGACATGGCGGTCATGGCTGACAGTATTGTCAAGTCAGGCTTCTACGGCTTTAAGACTAAAGAACAAGTCATGGCTGTAATGCTTGTAGCCCAAGCAGAAAACAAGCACCCTGCCTCTGTCGTGCAAGAGTACGACATCATTCAAGGCAAGCCAGCTCTGAAGTCTCAAGCTATCCTTGACCGTTTCCAACTCTCTGGTGGCTCAGTTCAATGGGATGAGGTAACCCCTAAGAAGGTCAAGGGGACATTTAAGCACCCACAAGGGGGCAGCCTGACAGTCGAGTGGACTATCGAAATGGCAAAGCAAGCCGGTATCTACCGTGACGGTAGTGGCTGGTCTAAGTACCCTGAAGATATGCTCAGAGCTAGGGTTATTTCTAGAGCTGTGCGCTCTATCTATCCCGCTTGTATCTTGGGACACTACGCCACAGAAGAGGTCATGGACTTTGATAGCCCTATGCCAAAGCACATGGGCGTTGTAGAAGACGTTAAACAGCCCGTAGAGGTTATAGAAGACACCGGTGGTGACTACTCCCTTATCTTGCCTGATGGTCAAATCTATGCCTCTTTCCACACGCCTGAAGGATGGATTGCAGGATATGGGGAACTTGTAGGCAAAGTTATGGCTTCATCAAAGCTGTCTGATGAGCAGCGTACAGAGAAAGTAGCCAAGTTAGCCGAAGCTAATATGACTGTAACTGAGAAGTTCAGCAGTTTTGACAAAATCAAAATCAGAGCAGAGCTTGCTAATCAAGGGGTAAACCAACACCCAAAGTCACCAGCGTCCCAGTTCGTAGCCGACATGGAACACAGCGACAAAATATTCTGAACCATTTGCAAAACGTAGGCTCACTAACTCCAATGGACGCATTACAAAACTATGGCTCATTTAGGCTTGCAGCCCATATCGAATATCTTAGGAAGCAAGGACATCCAATCCTTACAACTATGGTTAAAGAGGGTGGGCGCGAGTATGCCCGATATATCTACCGTTGAAAGGAAAATCATGGAAAA